GTTAAAGCCTATACAAAAAGAATTTTCAGATGCTGGTGTAGAAAAATCAATAGAAAAACGTAAAATTAAAAAACCTATTATTGCTGCACAAGATGGTTATATTATTGACGGACATCATCGTTGGTTAGCGGCACTTAATTTAAATTCTAAAGTTGATATTTTAGAGTTTAATACATCTGGTAAAGAATTATTACAACTTGTATTAGACTTTCCTAAAACATATTTTAAACCTATTCACGAATTTGATAAAAAGAAAAACCCAGCTATCAAAGAAAACGATGACGATTTTGATGACGATGGCAATAGACGAGCTATAGGAGCAGACGAAGCACCTAAATGGACAAGAAGTTTATTCGATCATTTGTTTATAAAGAAAGGCAATAAGTATGATCCTGAGAGACCATATACAAAAGGAGATAAAGAAGTCTTTATCCCACTTGTGCCTGCTATGATTGATAAACTAGTTGGTGGTCCTACAGAATTGTATGGAGCGCATTCAACTGGCACACAAAACTTGGATCGTCTAATACAAATGCAAAACAAAAAGGGCAAGCAAATATCCGTATTTACTACTGACAGAGAAGGACAACTATCTGATGGTGTATGGGGCGGGGGTGGCGTTGTAGCTATCCTACGTGGTAATGCATATGCTGCATCCTCAGGCGACATTATGTCTGTTGTAGATAAACAAGGACGTAGAGTATTAGACATTGGTCCTAGTGGAGACTTGATGAATCTCGAGGACAATGAAGATTTCCTATACGGAGATGATTATCCAAATATGTATAAGGAAATCCGAAACTTACAAAGATCCATTACTGCTAAAATAGAAGACATAATTGACGAGCATGGAGATGTAGAGGGCAAAGAAAAAGCAGCCTTTATCAAAGAATATATTGATGGATTATATGCAGTTATACCTAAGTATAGAAAAACATTCTCAAAACTAATGGTAGGATGGGCACAATCGCAAAATAAAAAATGGCAAGAGGTACACGGAACATATGACGAAGTTGTAATGGGTAACTACAAAATTGTTCATATATTTTTAGTAGGTAAAGATCGACAAAAAGTAAGTCAATTAGAAGACTTTATGCGTGAAAAAGCTATGGGCTATGTACGAAAGCCCGGCGAAGGCATGGTAGAGGATCCTGCTGTCAAAGATCCATTCTTAGAACAGCTATATAAAGCAGGCAAGCTCAAGCTAATTGACAAAACTGAGGAAGACTTCCCATATCAAGTTTTAGACACATATATGAAGCGCAACAAAGAAATGGGCGAGTCATTAGAATATGCTAGAAATTATTCACTAGGTAAGCTACTAGAAACAGCATCAGGTGGAACATCATCAGCTGGCAATATTGCCACTGTAGTCAATCCTCCAAAAGGCAAAAAGAAATCTAAAACACATAACCCAGACGGCACTATTAAGAATGCACTTGACGGTGATGACAATCTTATGGGCGGTACACTAATACGACGATAAATAAGTATAAATGAGGATTTATAATGAGAAGACAAGTATTTGAAAATTTAGGTGATATGGCTCATTCAGTTGAGTTGGATCACGAAGTTCAGTTGGCAAGATCAGAACTGTATAAGCTGGCAAAGTATGCTATCAAGTTACACAATATGATGAAAGATGCTGATCCTGAACAAGGACTTGAAGGTTGGGTACAGGCTGATATTAGTAAGTCTGCTGAAGCTATTAGCAAAGTATATCATAGTTTAGAATATGAAATGAAAGTGTCTAATAATACATCAGATTTAGGTTCTTCACACGGTGGCGGAGAGCCAGAAGGTGCTCTTCCATTTGAATCTGTTAATAGAAAAAAGAGAAATACTTATAAAGAATCTTTAGGACGCCGCCTCCAAAAAAAAACGGTAAACGAAGCTAAAGTTGGTGATATAAAAACTTTTCGTAATAAAGACGGATCAATTAGTAAATCTAAATTAGTGAAAGGACGCTTTGGTAGAAATCAATGGAAACCTTTTTATGACGAGGAGACTGGCCCAGATCCAATGCAAGCTTTAATAGCACAACAATTATTAGCCTATGCTGAAAAAAACCCTAATGTAAATTTAAAAAATTCTTCAGAGCTAAAATCACTTGCTAGTAAAGCATCAAAAGAAGTAGCTAAAGCTGAAGGTATTCCACAAGCAGAAATGCCTAAAATAAATAACACAACAGTTAAGGATCTAAAAGCACAAGTTGTTAGCGCACAAAAAGGTGGCGCTCAACAATTTCAGGCGAATGCTCCAGCACCACCTCCAGCACCGCAGGGTGGTGCAGCAGCACCTGAAGAACCGCAGGGTGGTGGCGGACTTGACTGGGCAGCAATGGCAGCTCGAAAAGATTCAAGAACTCAACGACAGCAACAGGGTGGAGGAACAACTCCGGGTGCACCTGCATATCCAGATCCATCAGATACTAGAAATCAAGCCGCTAATATACAAGCGCCTCCACCGCCTAAACCTTACAGCGATTCAGCTCCAAAGTTTCCAAATAATGGAGGAGCTAACACAGCAGCACCAGTTCAACAACAGCAAGGTGGAGGACAAGCACCTACAGGACTTAAAACAGCACCACTAACACAAGGTGTTCGTGTAAGTAAATCAGCTGCTAAAATTTTGTATAATAGAAAAGCCTATAACTTTGCAGGACAAGGGAAGGCAGCTCCAGGGGTTGGAGAAGTTATTTCAGTTCCATGGAAAGCATTGGGTATGACACCACCTCCTGGCAAAGAAAATGTAGGAGCTACAGTTGAGCTAGCTCACGGAAGAATGTGGCTAACTAAACAAGCTCCAGGGCCAGCACCACAGCAAGCTCCAGCTCAACAGGCTCCAGCAGGGGTAGATCCAGGGTTAGCAGCGGCAGCAGCAAATCCTGCTAATGCTAGCAAAACAGCCGCTAACTTGCCAGGACCAGAAGCACCAGGCACAGTAGATCCAGGATTCCAACAAGCACTGAATAAAGCTGGATTACAACCTGCCGCACAGCAAAATGTAGCACAGGCTCCTCCAGCACAACTTCCTGCAATGGATCAAAATGCACAGCCTGCCGCACAAACTGTATCAGCACAGCAAGCAAATCCAAACGCTCTTACACCAGGAGTCCGAACAAGTGGTAAGATGATCAAGTATCAGGGAATAGTATTTACATTTGCTGGACAAGGAGCAGTAGCACCGAAAGGCGATGTAATTGTTGTAGATCCATCAGCAGTTGGACAGCGTGGGAAATTTAAAGGACAAGGAGTTCCAGTAGTTTTAGATCCAGTCAATAAGCAGTTCTTTATAAAACCTAAAGGGCAAACAGCGCCACAAACTGTAGCAGCAAAAACCAATGCTGGTCCAGAGTTTGGTCCGCAACCAGCTCCCCCAGGTTATGTTCCACCAACTACAAATGATCAAGCAAACTATTTCCAAAAGCAAAGAACTGGTGGGCGACAGAGTCATGCAAATTATTTTAGACAGCAAAGAACTGGTGGGCGTCCTCAACCACAATCACAAACACAGCAACAGGCATCCTTTGCTCAAGGTGGAGGTGGAATGGCTGCATCACAAATGAGAAAGCGTAGAACATCATAAAAAGCTGCCGCTCTCGGGCGGCACTTGACATTTTCACTTTTTTCGTATATAATTAAAAATATAACACATCTTATAGGAGTATTATGAGCAATCGCGTATATGGCATTGACGAAAAAGCAAAACTAGAACGATTAGTAAATGAAGGAATGATTGTAATGCAAGAAGTGCAAGACTTACAAGAAGGCTTGCGAGATACAGTCAAAGCAGTAGCAGAGGAATTGAACATCAAACCCTCACTTATTACAAAAGCTATTAAAATCGCACACAAAGCCGAATGGCATAAAGTAGCAGACGAATTTGAAGATTTGGAGACATTGGTAGCAACTGTTGGCAAGGATAACTAATGAGTTACATAGACGGCTTCTTTGATAGGGAAGCTGATATCATCCGCATTGTAGAACGTGTGGAAGGCGAACGCAAATATATTGAATATCCCGTAAAATATACTTTTTATGTAGAGGATAAAAAAGGCAAGCATAAATCTGTCTATGGAGATCCCCTTACTAGAATTACTTGCAAAAGTACAAAAGATTTTCGTAGGGAGAAAGCCATGTATCAAAATAGCCGTCTATTTGAGGCTGACATCAATCCCGTGTTCCAATGTCTTAGTGAGAACTATCTAAACTTAGAAGCTCCAAAGCTGAACATAGCATTTTGGGATATTGAGACTGATTTTGATCCAGAACGTGGATTTGCTAATCCGTCTGATCCATTTATGCCTATTACTGCTATTACAGTTCATTTACAATGGCTTGAAGCACTTATTACACTAGCAGTTCCTCCTAAAGGACTGCCTATTGAGCAAGCTAGGGAACAAATGGCGCAATGGGGCAAATCCGTTATGTTATTTGAAACTGAGAAGGAAATGCTAGACACATTTCTAGATATAATAGATGATGCAGATATATTGAGCGGATGGAACTCAGAAGGTTATGATATCCCATATACTGTAAATCGTGTAAGTCGTGTTCTCAGTAAAAACGATACAAGGCGTTTCTGTTTATGGAAACAATTGCCAAAGAAACGAGAGTTCGAAAGATATGGCAAAAAAGCAGAAACATATGATCTGATAGGGCGTGTGCATTTAGACTCGCTAGATTTATATCGTAAATATACATATGAAGAGCGCCACAGCTACAGATTAGATGCAATTGGCGAGCTAGAGGTTGGGGAAAACAAAACGGTATACGAAGGTACGCTGGACCAGCTATATAACAACGATTTTCGAACGTTTATAGAATACAATCGGCAGGACGTAGCTCTGCTAGATAAACTGGACAAAAAGCTAAAGTTTATCGACCTCAGCAATATTCTAGCTCACGCCAATACTGTAATGCTACAAACAACAATGGGAGCGGTAGCAGTCATTGAGCAAGCTATTATCAATGAAGCACATCACAAAGGATTGAGAGTTCCTAATCGCCCGCCTATGGTAGAAGGTGCTACACAGGCAGCAGGAGCATATGTAGCATTTCCAAAGAAAGGGCTACACAAATGGATTGGTTCAATGGACTTGAACTCTCTGTATCCTAGTGTTATTAGATCCCTCAACATGGCACCCGAAACTATTGTAGGACAGCTACGCCCAGAGGCTACTGATGAAATGCTCAAAGAGGCGCAGGAGCTTGAGAAGAAGTCTTTTGCTGGTGCGTGGGAAGGAATGTTTGGCACGCTAGAGTATGAAGCAGTAATGCAGCAACGGCGTGATATAATGATTACTATTGATTTTGAAAATGGTGAGACAGAGGTATTATCTGCTGCTGAAGTATATGAACTTATATTCAATTCACACACTCCGTGGATGCTATCAGCTAACGGCACAATATTTACAACAGAATTTGAAGGTGTCATTCCTGGTATTTTGAAGCGTTGGTATGCTGAACGTAAAGAGCTCCAAGCTATGAAGAAAAAAGCCATTGAGGCTGGTAACGAGCTTGAGGTAGCATTTTGGGATAAACGACAGCTAGTAAAGAAAATTAATCTAAACTCTCTGTATGGTGCTATTCTAAATGCTGGCTGTAGATTTTTTGACAAGCGTATTGGACAATCTACTACACTTACGGGTAGAGCTATTGTAAAGCATATGTCCGCAGAAGTCAATAAAACTATTACAGGAAAGTATGATCACACAGGCGATGCTGTAATATATGGTGATACTGACTCTGTATATTTTTCGGCGTATAATACACTAAAGGATGATATCAAAGATGGAAAAATCCCGTGGGACAAAGACACAGTCATTACGCTATACGATCAGGTGGCTGAGGCAACAAATACTACTTTTACAGATTTTATGCGGGACGCTTTTCACTGTCCAGCTAGCCGTTCTGATGTTATTGCTGCTGGGCGTGAGATTGTTGCTGAGTCAGGCTTATACATTACTAAGAAACGTTATGCTGCCCTAGTATATGACTTAGAAGGTGATCGCAAGGACGTAGATGGCAAAGATGGAAAAATCAAAGCTATGGGCTTAGATTTGCGTCGATCAGATACTCCTGTCTTTATGCAAGAGTTTTTGATGGAAATTCTAATG